CGTCAAGGGCAAAAGAGCAGTGTAGTGATTAATCATTTGATTGCGCAAGGCACGGAGGATGAAACGGTAGTTAGGACGCTCGACGGTAAGCGTGACACGCAAGAACTTTTAATGCAAGCCGTAAAAGCCAAAATAGCGAAATATTTAAAATAAGCATATAAATATTTTTTATATAGAAATAAGTTTTATATCTTTGAAATCTAATTTAAAACATAGACAAAATGAAAATAGAAAAATTTGATCGAGAGAACTACACCACGCAATTACGTGAATTTTTACTTAGAAACCCTAGTTGTGATGAAAGGTTATACCTCAGACTACGTTTAAAGGACGCCCAAGAAATAGAACATAAACTCTTTGATGAAATTGATTATTATGATGAAATTAAAACCGATGAAGATACAGCTAAAGAAAAACTTAGACGTTACATTTTAGAGGATATCGAATTTATAAAGGATAAGATATTCGACTTATGAAACAGTTTAAGTTCTTTTACTGGCGACGTTACGGCGATAACGAAAAAGACTGCGACACGATCGTAATCGAGGCACTGAGCGAAGCAAGCGCAAGAGCTAAGCTACGTTTTAAGATACCAAGCGCATACGACATTAACCTATTAAAATAAAAAGTTATGAAGACAAGAAGAGAGTATATGAAGGCCCTACCTCTACAAAAGAGGCTACAGGCGATTGAAAACATAAGACGAAACCGAGGTCTTAAGGGTTTATTAAATGAAATTTTAGATGAGATACCCCGCACCGAAAGCGTGCTAAGTGGGACGTTTGTTTACGGATGGACAAAACAAGGACACGATTATTGGTGGGCTATATCAACTAAATATTTTAAATAATATGAAAGAAGAGACAAACGTAGAAAGATTTTATGCGTGGATGCGTAAAATTAGCAGTATCCATTTAGCCGATAACGCAAAAATGGCCGCAGCATTTCACAAAATAGCAACTGATTAAGATGAGAGCGGGGTATAAAGTATTAGATCGGTTTGAAAAAGAGTGTGAATTTATTCTTGTGGCGAACCTACACAACCTAAATGAGGTAGTAAATTACGGTTGCGAGGACCTAAAAGAACTAAATTATCATAAAGACGATTACGATATCGGTTTTTGGCGCATAAAACGCAAAGAAACAATAAAAACAAAGTAAACAATCTTTGTTTACTTGTGAAGCACTGCGGTTATTGACTTAAACGTAAATGTAAACAAAGTAAACAATACTAAGCCCAAACTTATATTTGGGCTTTTTGCATTTTTGCAAGACAAATCAATAAAATTACTAAAAACAGCCCTTGCCCGTAGCGCCTTACAAATTAGCTTAAAAAGGCAACAAAGGAAACAAAAAGCAACAATCTTTGTTTACGCAAAAGTACCAATGTTTATAAGGTCTAAGCTACTATTGTAAACAATAAACAATAAATATTATATAAATATATAATATTAATAAATATATAATAACACGCGTAATATATAACGCGTAGAGATCCTGTGAATTCTGTTCCCCCACCCCTTCAAAGTCAGTGTTGTTTATTGTTTCTTTGTTTACTTTTTGGCTTAAATCCAATGAGGGTGCGGGCTAAGAGCGTAAACAAAGAATTTATTTTGTTTCTTGCGTATTTTCGTGATTAGTTAATAAGCTGATTAGTAGATAGTTAAATATAAACAGTGTAAATTTCTTTGTTTATTTGATTGAGATGTGAAATAGTTTTGTATTTTTGTGGCATGGCGAATTTAAAACCAAACAAGGAAAACATAATTACCGAGATACTGATCGAGCTTGAAAAAGGGATTAGCTTCACGGCTTGTGCGGAACTTTTTGATATGAATTGGTCCTTGCCGTCTACAACCTTCAAGCGATATTGGAAAGAAGCCAACGAGAGGTATCAAACGGTTAACGTAACGGCTCAAAAAGAACTTTCCGATATATTCCTCGAAGGAAAAAAAGAAGCCCTTAAAAAGGCTATTTTAACCAAGCATGAACGTATGGAGATTTTGACGCAAATAGCCAAAGGCGAAATTCCGTTAGTAAAGCATATCGTTTGTGATGGGGTGATCCAAGAGGTTGACGTCATACCCGCTTGGGCGGACAGGAAAGCAGCTATTGCGGAACTAAACAAAATGGACGGAGAGTACGCGCCCATTAAAAAAGATATTACCTCTGGGGGCGAACCCCTTAAGCAAATAACCGGAATAGTCGTAGAGTAATAAAAATAGCAAAGATGAAAAAATTAATAGAAGCCTTAGAAAAAGCGATAAAAACAAATCTTTGGGAAGAATACGCACTTAATATAACCTCAAAGACTATCGAAGTAAGATTATACCCGGCCCCAGAAAATGACACAGTCGGGGAAACAAGCTATTTTTCTAAAAATACAAAAGCTAGCCGTAGATATTTAGCCGGACAAATTGAGCCTGCTGCTAAAAATAGTTAAAAATGTTTTTAACTTTTAACAGCCACGGCAACGAAAAGCAAAAAGAAGTCTACCGACTTTGGGCTAACAAGCACACAAAAGACATAGTTTACGGAGGGTCTAAAGGCTCTGGAAAGTCTTACCTCGGCTGCTCTTTAATGGTTGGCGACTGTCTTATGTACCCGGGAATACACACCTTTATCGCACGTAAGAAGCTAAACGACCTTAGGAAGCACACAATACCCTCAATCCACGAGGTTTTTAAAAACTGGGGTATTTCTGAACAATACTACAAATACAACGGACAAGATAGCTTTTTTCAATTCCACAACGGCTCAAAGCTTTTCTTGCTCGATGCTGCGACCCTTCCGAGTGATCCACTTTTCGAACGCTTTGGTTCTATGCAAATGACACGAGGCTGGATTGAAGAGGCGGGAGAGTTCGAAGAGGCTGCAATGACTAACTTATTTGCCTCAGTAGGTAGATGGAAAAACGATGAGTACAACCTTCCCGGAAAGCTTTTGCAGACCTGTAACCCTAAGAAAAATTACCTTTATTCAAAATATTACAACCCACACAAAGAAGGCACACTTGCAATAGACAAGAGCTTTATACAAGCCTTGCCTCAAGACAATCGAATGCTTCCAAGTGGCTACATTGAACACTTAGAAAACATACTCGATGAGGTGGCTAAGCAAAGACTCCTTCACGGTAACTGGGATTACGAAAGCAACCCTTACGCCTTACTACCAAGCTACGACAATATCTGCAACCTTTTTACAAACTCTTTTGTTGAGGCTGGACCAAAACGCTATCTATCTTTAGACATCGCTTATTTAGGCGCTGATACGTTCGTAGCGACTACATGGGCGGGATTAGTAATTGAAAAAGTTAGGTGCATAGATAAAATTGATGAAGTTGCGATAGGTAATCAAATTATTATATGGGCAGAAGAGGACAGAGTACCATACTCGAATATCGTTTATGACGCCGACGGTCTTCGAAAGTTCACCGCTAACAGCTTAAAAAAGCTAACAGCTGCAAAAGCATTTAACAATAATGCTGCACCGTTAAAAGGCAAAAACTACAGCAACATAAAAGCTGAGTGTGCCTTTAAACTTAAAGAACTTGTCGAGGCAGACCAAATTTACATAAAGGATCAAACCTACCGAAAACAAATCATAGCGGATTTAGAGAACATTTGCAGAGAGCCTCTCGATGATGAGGGTAAAATACGCCTTGAGAAGAAAAGCAAACACAAAGAGCGCACTGGGAAGTCGCCCGATTTCTTTGATAGTTTATTAATGCGAATGATTTTCGAAATAAAACCGTCAGGAGGTTGGGGGTAATATATTTTTTTATATCTTTGATAAAACTTAAAATAAGATGGCAACTAAGCAACGACCAAACAGAACTTTTCTTTATATCAAAATAGCGCAATTCTTAATAGTCTCTTTGGCAATTAGCTTAATCGCTTTAATAGTTTTAAGCTTATGAAAATGCAAAATATAGAAGAGATTGACCTAACGCTCCGTTTGATAAATTACTACGCAGAGAGAGAAAGGCAATACGCTGGAGAGATAGAAAAAGAAGCAACTGAAAAAAGAATCTTTTTCGAGCAGAGGCTTAAAGTATTAACCTCATACGTTATGGTTCTTGAAAAATAAAGACGAAAATATAATCTTAAGCAATGAAGACTTTTATTGCAAAAATCTTGTTATCGGGGTAAGTATTGACGACATTATGGCAGAGGTTAACGCCTTCGATTGGATGGAGTTGAAGCAAAAACCTATCGAGGAGGTTTTCGAAGACTTCAAAAAGCGTTTGAACTTTGAAAATCCAAAAGGTAAATACTTTTCAATCCGAGAAAAAGCCTTTGCGTACAAGTTCGAAAGGGCTATTATTAACCTTAGCGCATTAGTTGAGGAGGTTAATAGCTCTTACAATCTGCCAAAAGATGCGGGTATTAAAAATCCTATGACCGAGATGTATTATTACGTCAAATACTGGGCGGATAAAAAGCAAATAGCCGTTGACTATAACGATCAAGAATATAATAAAAGAAAACTATTTAACTTTTATACAATTCTTTTCGATATATTTGCAGTTAAGTTAGATAATTTCAATACTTTTAACAATCAAAAAACGAAATAGCTATGCTTGATAAAATCTTAGGTGCGGCAGCGGTTTTTCTTATCTTAATAAGTTTAGGGCTAATTAGCTTTGTTTGTTTTGGAATCGTTTTTGATCATTTTTATAATTAACTTATGCCAATCTTAAAACCAATTGACGAAACTTTCACCTGCGTATTAGCCACAACCCCCGACGAGGTGATGGCTAATATTTTTACGTTTAATGATTTGTTGTACGTTGAAACAGACGTAGCAGGATCACAGCTTCAACCTGCTTCCGGGCTTTGGTTTGGAGTTAATAGGGTGCTTGCTTATGGTCCAATCGTTAACAACTCCCGAAACAAATACGCTCAAATGAGTTACGATTGTATGCTTACTATCGCCACCCCTTCGGACGCAAGGCAAGAAGTTGAGACAGTAGATACCAAAGCAGGACAATTCGAGCAAATAACAAAAGAGCTTTTAACGCTCGATTTTATCAATACCTTTAAAAGCTATTTTACTTGTTGCGATTACCTTATCGAGTCAATACGTTGTCGCCCAGTGTGGAACGTAAATACGATGATGCCAGCAACGAACTACACAGGCGTTGAAATTAATTTTACAGTAACAATTTAGAACATATGAACATAGATAAAGTAAAGATATTTGTATTAGTACTTATAGCATTGCATGGAATTATGTGCCTGGTAAGACACGGGGTATGACAGTCGACGAAGCAGTACAAAGCGTAATAATTGACAAGCTAAAACAAGCGATAGTCGATAACGATATGGTGGCGACACGTGCACTTTTAAACTCTGTACGCTTTGATAAAAAAGAACTACTCGAGCAAATAACTATCGAGATATTTGCACTCGATTACATAGTAGGTTTGAATGACGGTATAGCGCCAGACGAAAAACCCTATCCAGAGATTGAAGAGATTAAAACTTGGATTGCAGCCAAAGGTTTAGACTTAAACCCGTACGCAGTCCGAAACGCAATGGATATTGGGATCATGTGATTGATTTGATGTCAAAGATTCCAAGGGAAATGAAAGACGACCCGCGCTATAAGAATCTATTCACTGCCATCGTTTGGCATGATGCTATCTACTTTCCTGGTGCGAAGAACAACGAAATTCGTTCTTCTGAGTTGTTTGTTGTTGTAAATTCAACTAATAACACCATTAAGACAGAGATAGATTACGAGTGGAATGATGCTGACAAGGTTGTTGATATCATCATGGCAACAAAGGATCATGAAGTAATCAATAAAGACAATTTAGAAGAAGAGGTTATGATTGATCTTGATCTGTTTGGATTGAGCTCAGATTGGCCTGACTATGTAGCTAATGGTCGAAAGATCCGAAAGGAATTTGGTGAATTTTCACCAGAAGCTTGGAGAAATGGACGTACTGCGTTCATTGAACGTTTCCTTGCTAAAGATAAGATTTATAAGAGCGGCTTCTTTGTAAACAGAGAACTCCGTGCGAGATACAATCTTGAGTGTTTTAAATCTGGGTACATTGTTTTATACAACTTAATGGCTTCTTGTTCCACATCCCACTTGGTTCCATCAGAATATAAATCGAATGTTTCTAAAGGATTTTCATCAGAAGCAACGGAACAAATCTTGACCACATAATGCTTCTCTTTCTTCTTGCGCTTAACTAAGTTCTGAAGATAACCAACTGGTTTGTTGTTCCAGATGTCTTCCATTTCTTCTTTTGTGATCATGTTTTTACCTTGAATTGTACGGAGTTCCAAGAGCCGCCGATTTCTTCGAATGAAATACTAGTATATGAATCTCCTACCTCAAAATCTTTGATAGTAAATATTGGGTCCGGACCGTAACGCTCAATCAAAGCCCAAGCCTTATTCTTTTCATCATCATATCCATTATTCGGATGAGCAAGAATTAACTTTATGCCTACTTTTAATTCATTACACTCAACAATATCCATTCCAGTAAATACACAAATCATTTCCTCTTACTCCAAATCTTAAGTTCGAGTGAAGCAGAAAGACCTTGGAATGTATGCTTATCCATCATAGATCTTATAGCTTCAGGTTCATAACCAGCAAGTACCATATCATTAATGTCTTTGTATTCAAAGCTACTTGGCCAGATCACAATCTTATATCCATTGCTAATTGCCTTGGCCATCTTATCAACAGTTTCTCTAGACCTTGGTTCATTATCATAAACAATGACTGCTTTATCTCTGTTTAATTCTTTAACAGCGGAGATCATCTCACCGCCAGCAGCAGCAACACTGTTCTTGATAAACATTGAATCAATCGGCCCTTCAAAAACATAGAATGTCTCTTGTTGATCGACAGTGTCTAAACCGTAAACCTTTGGGGCTGATTCATCAAGCACAATTGTAATGTACTTAGCCTGAGATGCCTTTAAGGTTCTACCTTGAAAAGCATGAAGGTTCTTATCACGATCGAAAAACGGTATTAATAGCCTTGATTCGTCGTGTTTTAAGGCATTCTCGCTAAACTTTTTAGGAATGAGGGTATTCACAAATGACATGAAATTAGGACATAGAAATAACTTCGCATGATACGGATTAGGTATCTTACGGTTAACTACGAACTGTTCCATGGGGTGGTCAGCACTCAGCTGACTGATCTTCTTAAGGTTCTTCAAAGGTCCGGACTTAAGGAATTCCGGCTTCTTCATCTTGT